ATACTACTACTTTTGGCTGCATTTTACTTCTGACTTTGGCAACTTTTACCCTCACTTTTGTACGTATTTAAGTACAACTATACGTATAAATAGCACAATCTAAAGTGCAATTAAGTCGGTAATTACCATCATTACATACTATTTTTTGACATAATGTGCTATAAAATGCACATTAATACGTGTTTTTGTCCTATGTAAAACCCATTATTTGCATCATTGTTGCAAAAATAATTTATATAATTTTACACTTTGTATTGTTAATTGTAGTATATTTGTTGAAACAAAACACAAATGACACATTTAACCAACTACCAGAAGTTCCAATTCGAGAGATTTGGCACTATCTTACTGCAAGACGGGAGCAGTACACAAAACCCGTATGATCCAAAATTACTGCCTAAAAACTACGATTACGAAGATGATGATTACACCTTCACTCGTTGGGTTGAAAACAATGCAGAACTTGAACTTTTAAAAAACGAATTATATGAAGATTGAATTTGTAAAAGAAACTAAGCCAGACGGCACTATTTTTTATTATACTTTAGTAGATAACAAATATGATAGCGCAAGTATGTACTTGGAATATTCTCAGGCTTACGAGTATTTTTTAAGCCTAAAGAAAAGACAAGAACCTATTATCGAAATTTTAGAACACTATTCAATAGACACTCAAAACAAATAACAATGGATAATCAAATACAAAACTTATTAAACTTAGGTATAAATTTAAACAAATTTTATTGTATACAAGTTCAATCTTGCGACATAATACTACAAGGGTGGGTAACAAGTTCCTTAATGAATGATTTAAATGTATTAGGGTATGAGTTTGATTATGATAAAGAAAATAATTGGTTTCTTTGTAGAAAAGGAAACGTAAGAATTGTCTTAACTTTAAATTATTAATTATGAGCCTAATAAAAATACAACAGGAATTAAAAGCACCTAAGAACCAATTTAATGCTTTTGCTAAATACAAGTACCGAAGTGCAGAAGATATTATCGAAGCTGCAAAACCTATCTGCCATAAGTACGGCTACGCTTTAATGTTAAGCGACGAAGTAATAGAAGTAGGCGGTAGAGTTTATGTAAAGGCTACGGCTTGTTTAAGTAACGGAGAAGATAACATTACTTGCACCGGTCTTGCTCGTGAAGAGGAAAACAAAAAAGGAATGGACGCTTCGCAAATTACCGGAGCAGCAAGTAGCTATGCCAGGAAGTACGCACTTAACGGACTGTTTGCCATAGACGATACCAAAGATGCAGATGCTACTAATGAGCATAAAGACGAAGTAAGCGAAGGGCAAAAGGCGTTCTTAATTGAAGCACTTGATAAGACAAAGTTTACTCAGGAACAAAAGTATAAGGCTATCGAGAAAATCAAAGCTATCAAGACCTTAGAGGAATTTAATAAGATCAAAGAAACAATAAAGAAAAGTTAATGAAAGAACTGTTACCATTTGAAAGGCAAATATTGTTAGCTGAAGTTTACCATTACGCTTGGTATAACGAAGAGGCATACGAGGACTTATTAGCCTTTATTAAAAAGTATGAAAACAAATTAGACAAACCTGTATTTTTTAACCCAATCAATAACAATGACACAGAAACAACAAATCTTGAACCACTTGCTTTCGGGCAAAACATTGACACCAATCCAGGCTCTAACGAAATTTAATAGCCTGAGATTATCGGCAGTTATCTTTGAATTAAAACGCAAAGGATATAAGATACAGTCCGATTTAATTAACGTAGGTAATAAGAAACAACCTAAATTTGTAAGTAAATATTCACTAATAAAAAAGTAAAAAATGGAACAAAAAAAATGGAGTACTGGCGGTTGGAAAAAGCAAACCACTAAAGGAGAAGTAATTAATTTTACAATCAATGATGTTAAATATTCAATGTGGGTTAATGCTTACAAGACAGAGGATAAGCAACCAGATTACAAGATTTATTTAAATGATTTCAAACCTAAAGAAGACACGGAAGGATTGCCGTTTTAATTATGCTAACTAAAAATAGAGATGTTTCAATAAGACAACTAAAGGAATTATACTATGCTCAACGTAACACCCACGTTAAATTGCACGAAATGATGTCGCAGTTAGGGTTGTTAGGCTTAGAAGACAACGAGCCTTTAGGTGCGGATATAGGTGCGAGAAGCATCGTTAAATTAGTTGAAGAGGTATTTGAATGCGATATATCAAGAAGGGATAGGAGTTTAAGAACCACCTTTGGTCGCAAGGCTGCTGCTTACTTACTCAGAAGGTACACTAAATTGAACCTTAAAGAGATAAGCGCATATACTGGCACTAAAGACCATACCACCGCAATTCACAATATCAAACAAGCAAACAACCTAATTGACACGGAAGATTGGTTTAAGGACAAATTAAAAAGAATTTGCCAAAAGATTGAAATTACGGAAAATTAGTTTATATTTGCAAAAAGACACATAGACGAACTGCGAACCGCCTATGTGTTTAGTGGTTAAATAATAATAACCCTGGTAGTTCGCAGCTATCGGGGTTTATTTTTTTTATGGCAAAAGACCCAGCGTTTTTATTTTATCCCGGTGACTATGTAAGTGGCACTATGGGAATGACATTTGAAGAGAAGGGAGCATATATGGACTTGCTTATGCTTCAGTTTAACCGAGGGCATATGAACACTCATATGATACAACATACGGTTGGTCACTTGTGGGATCAAGTTAAATGCAAGTTTATTCAGGATAACGAAGGTTTATGGTACAATGTCAGGCTTGATGTTGAAAAAGAAAAGCGTAAAACCTTTACTGAGTCAAGGCGAAACAATATGAAACCTAAAGACAAACCCTCATATGAACCCCCATATGAAACGCATATGCAACACCATATGGACTCCCATATGGAAAATGTAAATGAAAATATAAATAAAGATATTAATACTAATAAAAGTAAATGTAGTTTTGAACAAGTTTACGAATATATGTCAATCCGGATAGGAACAGATCAAGCAAAGATTGAAGCTGAAAAATTTGTAAATTACTATGAAAGTAATGGTTGGAAAGTAGGGAAAAACCCTATGAAAAGTTGGACACACGCAGCAAATACTTGGTTAATAAACTCTAAACAATATGCAAAAGGAACTACAAACAATCAACGAAAGCTTGATAAAAACGAACTCGAAAACCTTAAAAACTACAACTATATCCACTCTACTTCCTATGGAGCAGGAGATTATGACCGCCTTTTCGGGGGAACGAATGAGGAACATAAACTCTACCATATTTAAGCAGAACCTTATTTACCTTATGCAGCTTGTAGGTATTAACAATCCTGGAGATGTTAAGTTGGCAATCCTTGAAGATTGGATAAGAACTGAGTACGGGAACTTTACAATAAACGAAGTTAAAGTAGCGTTTAAGCAAATGGTAGCCAATGACTTTATAGACCACTACCAGAACTTTAGTCCTGCATACTTTAGTCAGGTAATGGATAGGTACAAGAAAAAAGCAAACGAAGTAAGAAAAATGATGCCACAAGAACGAGTTGAAGCAATACCGCACTTAACCGATTTAGAGATAATTGATTACTCTTACCAAGAATATAAGCTTTTAGAAAACCGAACTTTTGACAGGTTGTTTAACCCACTAAGCGTATTTACAAAGCTTAATAGCACGGGCATCAAGGTATGGACAAAAGAAGATGGCGCACTTGCTAAAAAGAAACTAATGGAGATTATTACTTACAAGGCTAATAAAATGGACATCATAAGCGCAAAGCAGTACCGGGACGAATGGACTGAACAATGGCTAAAGAACCAGGCACGAGCAGTTGCAGTAGCTTTATTTTTTGAGGAACAAATTAAACAAAACAAAACAACATTCAAATGAGACACGGCAGTTTATTTAGCGGAATAGGTGGCTTTGATTTAGCTGCCGAATGGTGCGGTTGGGAAAACGTATTTCATTGTGAATGGAACCCCTTTGGTCAAAAAGTTTTAAAACATCACTTCCCAAATTCAATATCTTACAATGACATCACAAAAACAGATTTCACTATTCACAGAGGAACAATCGACATCATTAGTGGTGGCTTCCCTTGCCAACCCTACTCAAGTGCAGGAAAGCGACTTGGCAAAGAAGATGAGAGACACCTCTGGCCGGAAATGCTTAGAGCAATTCGGGAAATTCAACCAAGTTGGGTTGTGGGCGAGAACGTTCGCGGACTTACTAATTGGAACGGGGGATTGGTATTCGACGAGGTGCAAACTGAGTTGGAAGCTGAAGGCTACGAAGTCCTCCCGTTTTTACTTCCAGCTTGTGCCGTTAACGCACCACACCGAAGAGACCGAATTTGGTTTATTGCCTACACCACTTGCTTCGGAGGGTTACAAAATGAGGGGAGGAGAAAAAGAGAACCAATTAAGCTTGACAAAATTAGCGAGACAAGGGTTGCTTCCAACCCCTACAAAATCGGATTACAATCCAAGATGGAAAACGGAGAATTGGAAAGGAGATTCCGATTTGCCGAGTGTAATAAACGAAATGCTTGGGACACATTCCCAACTGTCTCCCCTGTTTGTGGAACAGGTGATGGGCTTCCCAAAGAATTGGACAACATTACCTTTTCAAAATGGAAAAACGAAAGTATCAAAGCCTACGGAAATGCAATAGTTCCTCAGGTAGCTTATCAGATATTTAAAAGTATTTGTCAATATCAAGAACTTTAGTATATTTTTGCTTTATGACCGCAAACGAATTAACCAAAGAAGCAATCAAAACCCTAAACAAAAACGGGTGCTTTGTATGGCGCAATAACAATCTTGCGGTTCGTGGGCGCACCTTCATAGGTCTTAAAGGAGTTCCAGATGTAGTAGGCTTTCATACACAAACAGGAGTTGCGGTTTATTGCGAAACCAAAGCAATAGGCGATAAACTTAGCAGCTATCAAATAGCATTTTTAAACTTAGCAAAAACGGCAAATTGTTTTTGTTATATAGCAACCGAAGACAACGGCAAACTAACCTTAAAAGAATATGAACAAGAATAGCATCATATTAGAACTTTGGGAAAGCCGAGAACTTAAGGAAGCAATAGACAAAATGCAGCCTGAAGATTTACAAGACGATTTAAGAAGCGAATTATTTAAGGTGCTATGTGAAATGGAAGAGGAACGTTTAATTGATATGCGTACACGCAACGTATTAAAGTTCTACTTGGTTAGAACAATGATTAATATGATGCAAAGTAATACAAGCCAATTTTATAGAACATACCGCAAACCTTTAGAAGTAGAATTAATAGTACACGATAGAGACGAAGATTTACTTAATAAAGTAGAAGATGAGTTGTCAAAAATGCACTGGTACAAAGCGGAACTTTTAAGAGTTTATGCAATTAAGCACAACTGCAACGCTAAAGAATTAAGCAGGGTTACAGGAATACCTTATATGTCAATACATAGGGAACTTAAACTAACTAAAAGAGAACTTAAAAAACAATTACGCAAATGATAATTATAGCAGCGATATGCTTTGCAATATTCTTTGTAGAGATACACCAATTCCATAGGAAGTGGAA